AGGTCGTCGCGTCGCTCAGGGTGACGACACCCGCGGCCACGGCGTCGAGGACGAACCCGTGGACCGCGCTCCACACGGTGGTGCCAGTCACGTCGGTCGTCCCGTTGAGAGACAAATCCTCGCTGGCCGGGAGGCCGGTGCCGGAGTCCACCCCGTAGACCGTGACGGTCTGCGTGGTGTCGGCCGCGTCGGCGGACACCACCTTGACGGCGTTGCCGGACCCCACGTTGGCGTCCTTGTCTCCGTCCTGCCCGACCTCGTTGTGGGTGAACGTCGTGGTCACGCCCACGGCGGGATCCACGGCGACGTTGACCACGGTCTGCTCACCACTGAACGCCAGGGTGAAGATCGCGTCGCCGCCGATGTCGTCGAGGACCTCCTCGGTCGATCCCAGCTTCAAGGTCACCGCGGTGCCCTGGTTGGTGCCCGCGGCTACGTCCACGCTGATCTGCGTGGTGAAGAGGCCGTAGTCCTCGCTGGTCAGCGTGATGGCGTCGCCGTCGCTGTTGTCGAGCGTGATCGCGGACTGGAGCGCCGGGTTGACCTTGACGAACTTGACCTCCTGCGCGCCTCCCGGGATGTCCGGGTCCTTGCTGGGGTCGAACAGGATCAGCCCGGCTTCCTTCAGGTCGCCGTCGCGGAAGGTCTTGGACACCTTGCCGGGGTTGGTGACGGAGATGATGGACTGGGGCTTGCCGCCCTCCGCCTCTCCGATGCAGGCCACGATCCCGGTCGCACCCAGACCGACCTTGGCGAGCCCGGAGGCGTCCACCTCGGAGTAGGAGCCGGGAATGTGGGTGAGTCGCCCGTTGAAGTAGATCGAGGTCGCCATCGGGTTTGTCTCCTACCGCTTGTGCAGGGCGTTGGTGCGGTGGTTCCCGCCGTCCTTGCCCCGGCGGTGACCGTGGATCGGACGAGCGGCGAACTCCTGCATGAGGCTGTCCCACTCGGCCGCGGTGCGGCGCTCGCGAGGAGCGATGCCCTGCTTCTCGCACCACCGTGCGAACGCGGGCCCACCCTTGAGGAAGTGCGCGGACGCCTCTCCTGCCTGGGTGGCGCGGAGCTTGACCTTGCTGGGGTCGGGCTGTCGCCGGGGGAGGGACACGCCCTCGCCGCGAGCGACAGGCGTGACCGGGGGCTTCTTGGACTTGCTGCCGTTGCCGTTCCGTCGCGCCATTTGTCTCACTCCGTGTAGGGAGAGACGCTGCCGCCAGCGTCCTCGTGGGCGATATCCAGATCGCCGTCGCTTGTCAGGTACTCCTCCGCGATGGGGAGCAGCGCAACTGCCAGGGCATCCTGATCCCGCCAGCGCTCCTCGTACTCGACTTGCAACGTCAACCGCCTCGTGAACAGGTTCTCGGGAGTATAGCGCGGGTCGGGCGCAAGCTCGGTCCCGACGAGCATCGGGTCGTTGAGCCCCTTGTCGATCAGCCACTCGTGGCCGACGTTCAGGATCCTACGGAGGACGCGGTACCACCACGAGCAGAGATCCGGGTGCTCGGCGTAGACGAACAGGCCGAACTGGCCTTGGACCCGGCGCTTGGAGACATTGCCGTCCTTGACGCCACCGCCGATGTAGGCTTCTTCGCCCATCCCGACGTAGTCCCCGATGATTGTCTCGTTCATCAGCACGATGGCCCAGACCGGGAACGGCATGTTGGTCCGGGCGTAGCCACTGACCACGGACGGCGGGTTGGAGGCCCAGCGAGCCTTGGCCGTCGTGAGGTCGTTGGCCGACAGGTCCCCCAGGATGTCGTCGAGGACCGTCCCGTCGTCGTTGATCGCGGTGATCCCCGCCTTCATCAGGGCAGCGATCACCTGTTCGGGCACGGTCGGGGTGGAGATCGCCATCAGGGCCCCCGCATCGCGCCGCGGACGGCGTTGCCGACGATGAACCCGGCGATCTTGTCCACCCGCTTGGCCGCGCGATCGAAGAAGTGACGCCCCGTGATCCCGGGGTGCATCCACGCGGCGGGGTCGGAGTTGTCGGACACCCGCCGGAAGGTCATGTACGACGACTGGGTCGCCTTGCGGTAGGTCTTCTCCTTCCGCACCATCCCCTCGTGGATGTCGCCCTTGTGGTGGCTGCGGAGCAACCCTGCGCCGCCGACACCGCCCCGGAGACGGTCGCCCCAGGTGGTACCGCCGGAAGCGTGCGAGGTCGTGGCCTGGAGCTTCTTGGCCTCGCGGTGGACCGTCCGGCCCAGCTTCTCGGCGTCAGCGCGGGTCATGGGTCCGCCTGAGCTACGAGACAAACCCCCGCGACCGGGCCCGTAGGCCGATCCCATCGTCTGGCCGCTGCGGCCCGTCGAACCGGGCGTGAAGTGCCGGTAGGGCACCGTGTTGTAGCGGGTGCCGTCCTCGCTCACCTTAGCGTTGCGGCCCTGAAGCAGGGCCTCCTTCATGTCGCCGCCTTCCCAGCCCACCTCGACCATGTTCGGGACCTGCCCGACGAGCACGATGGACGCGAACTCCCGCGCCCCAGACCGGAGGTTCTGCGGAGACAAAGGAACATGGAGTAGCTGGAGGCCCTGGACGTAGTCCTCGCCCGTGGTGTGTAGTTCGCGCTGTGCGTAGGAGACAATCTCGTTCCGGACGGCCTCCGCGATCTCGGGCAGGACGCGCCGGAGCACCTCGGGCAGCACCGTGAGCCCCGGTGGAGCCTGGATGTCTACGACGTGGATCACGAGCCCCTCGCGCGCGTCAGGAAGTCGAGCCGGACCTTGAAGGTCGTCGGCAGCGAGCGCGGGGCCAGGGTACCCGACAGGGGGCCCGGAGTCGCCTGCGCTGCCTGGATCGCAAAGCTCGCGGACTCGACGATCCATACGGGTCGGCAGACGTAGTGGACGGTGTACGCCTTGCCCTCTGCGGGACCCTTGCCGGTCTTCCACACCATCTTGGTGGGCTCCGTCCGGGTCGCCGGGCGCATGCCGTAGTCCGTTTGTCCCCAGTAGACCGTCTCGTCCTCGTCCTCGACGTAGTTGACCCGCACCGGTTCGTACCGCATCGCGGTGGTCTGGGCCGCAGTGGTCCGGCCCGTCTTGCCGATCGGAACGACCCGGTCGGCCCCGCGGCTCAGGACCTCGGTCCAGGGCATCTCCTGATCGAGCCCGATGAAGCGATCGCGGAAGCCCACCCGCATCGGCTGCTGCACCGTCAAGAGCGCGTCGCTGAACATGAACCCGCCGAACTGCTGGAACAGGTCCATGTTCAGGGCCACCTGGGCGAACAGGCACCGCACTTGGAGGTAGTCACGGGCGTGGTGCCGCTCGTCGCGGATGTTCGGGTTGATGTACTTCCAGCCGTCGCCACCGCACGAGGCGCACGAGGGCTTCCACTGGTCGGTGCCCTCCAGGCGGCAGGGGCACTCCACCGCCCGACTCCACCGGAAGTCGAGCCCCTGTCCCTGGATCGCCTTGGCGAACTCGTCGGGGACAAACGCCGCAGTCGGCGTCTTCCCCTGCTGGTTCGGCTTGTCGTGGCGCGGCATGGGCTACACCACGACCAAGCGGGTGCCCTTGCCGTAGTACCGCTGGAGGTTGGGGATCAGGTCCTTCAACTCCTTCTGGTACTCGATGATCCGCGCGCCGTAGCCGCTGTTTGTCGCACTCGACGTGGTCCCGATGGACTGCGACAGGCCCGGCAGGCTCACGCTCTTGGTGGCGATGCCCGCGCCCGCCACGAGGTCGCCTGCGATGTTCAGGACGCCGATGCTCGCCATCATGCCGATGGCGTGCTTGAGGTCAGCGGGGAGGGCTCCGATCTCAAAGCCGCTGCGGTAGTCGAACCGCCAGACGCCGGGGACGCGGCCCGTGCGCCCGCTCCAGATCGGCATGAGCGAGCCGGGGATCAGGAGCACGTCTGCGATGTTGCCCTGCCCGGGGACAATCTGGACGACGCCGCTCGCGCCGCCCTCGGTGAGGACCGTCCAGTCGAGGCTGATCTCGACCCCATCCGTCATGGACGGGTACTTGAACAGCACCTTGCGGAGCTTGATCACCGGGTAGCGGTCCAACTGGAAGTAGCCCCAGCGGCCGTAGTCCCGGGCGTAGTGGTCCTGCACCTCGCTGACGTGCTCCGTGGGAGACAAGTCGATGTCGAGCTTCTTGGCGAGCCAGTCCGTCGCCGCTGCGAGGTAGTGCTCGTAGATCCGGCGGGGGAACGGGTTGCCGTCGTCGTCGGTCAGGTCTGCCCCGAACAGGTACAGCGTCTTCAACTCCTCGGGAGACAAATGGAGTTCTTCCGGCTTGGAGTACTCCGCCGCGACGATGTCGCTGTAGGGACTGAGGTCGGTCGCCTTCTTGTACCGGGCCCGGTAGAACCGGGTGGACGACGAGAGGTCCTCCTCCGTGTAGTCGTAGAAGGTGATCCCTGCGATCAGGTCCCACTCCTTGATGGAGGCGTAGACCCCGCCCAGCGTGTCGGACGCCTCCAGCACCAGCGTGGTGAAGCGCTCCCGCACCGTGCGCTCGTGGTCCACCTTGATCTTGATCAGGGCGCTGGTGTCGCCGTCCTCGGCCACCGCGGTGGCCGCGCCCTCGATCGTTGGCTCCAGACCCAGGAGGTGGAACTCCGTGTCGTCCGTGGGACAAACGAACACGCGGTCGAAGCCGATCGCGTCGATCGTCAGCCGGTACCGGAACCCCTCGGTGAGGTCCATGGAGAACACGCCCGTGTCGTCCGTGAGGACCTCGACGGGTTCCGCAAGAAGGCCGACGCCCGCGGACGCCTGCGCGGCGTTGACCGCGGCGGGCTCCGGGCGAATGAGACAAACGACGTTCTCGACCGCTTGGCCGATGGCGTCCTTGATCGTTCCGGTGATGGCGCTGGTTGCCATGGAGAACCCCTCCTGGGGCTACATGGCGAGCATACGCCGAACGCCCCGCAGTACGCACCGGCCATCGGTGCCATCGGTGTCGGCGTAGGGCTTGAAGCGCATGTAGTGCCCGTCTGCCCACATCTTGAACATGAACCGACCGGTGGCCCCGTCGAACTCCAGGGGCGTCCCCAGGGCGATCGAGTTGTCACCCGCGACGTTCGCCTCGATGGTCCGATCGTACCAAGACGCGTCCTGCGTGGATTTGTCTCCTGACACCTGAACCGCGATCCGGAGCGTGCCGCCAGCGGGCTTGGTGTAGTCCACGAACAGTTCGATCTGCTCCCAGCCCCGCACGTTGATCGGCGCAGACCACTCGGCGTTGGCCGGGTCTGTCTCCAGATCGGTGTCGTCGTAGTCGCTGTGGATCAGGAAGCCCTCGTCCACGTCGTCACGATTCAGCTTGCGCTGGTCGTGAACGCGGAGGGTGGGGCTGCTGTTGGTACCGCCCACGCGGACTCCCTACGCCTGGGCGACGATGATCGCGACCGCGAGGTCCGCGCCGGGGTCCTGATCGACGGTCACGGTCAGGGTGCCCGACCCGTCCCACTCGACGCTCTTGACGTAGAGGGCGCTGGATCCGGCCGTCGCGATGCTGGCGGTGGCGGGCATGCCGTCCCACGCGCTGCCGACCACGACGGCGACGGTGGTGTCCCCGTCGTCGATCTGCTCGACGGACGACCAGAACTTGGCGTTGAGCTTGCCAGCGAGGTCCACGCCGGGGGCGCGGTCGGAGAAGGTCGGCTCGGTGTCACGGATGACCCGAACTTCCTCGTCGTTGAACAGGGGGGTGCGAGCCATGGTGGGCTACTCCTTGAGGTCGTCGATGCGATCTTGGATGGCGTCCACGGCGGTCTTGCGGGACTTGCCCGCCGACTCCTCCGCGGCCATGAGGTCGAGGAGCAGGTCGTCGTGCTCGCCCTGGGCGAGGACCTCCCGCATCTCCGCGACGGTGAGCTTGATGAAGTTCGCGATCCGCGAGTCCGCCTTGGGGGCGACCACGGGGGGTGCCGGAGGAGGCGGCGTCGGCTTCTTGGGAGCCTTGGGCCTCCGGACGCGGAAGGTCGCGGGGAAGCGGGCTGCTTCCTCCACGCCTGCGGCATCCGGATCGGGTGACAGGAAGCCGAACGCATCGACGGTGTAGAGCTTCCCGCAGAGGGCCACCTTGGACCCACGCGAGTGCTCGTGCCGGTGTTCGACCCTGACCACGCCTTTGTCTCCCATGATGCCGCCTCCGTGCAGCTACCGGTGTCTGCCTGACCTACGCGTTCGCGCCGGTCGCCAGCTTGCCGATGTTGATGAACATGCCGTTGTAGCCGGGCTTCATCACCTGAAGCGCGCCGTAGAGGACCTGGGCCCAGCGGATGCTGGTGTCGATCGTCGCGAGCGGGATCTTGGTGAAGGGGGCCAACTGCTTCCACTTCAGGACCTCGCTGCTCTGCGAGAGCATGTAGCCCTTGGAGCAGTTCGGCAGGAAGCGGTTCACGTCCACGAAGGTCTGCGACGCGCCGGAGCGGACCACCTTCATGATCATGCGGCAGGTCGTGGCCGCGCCGTCCTTGTCGGAGCGGTAGACCTCGTAGTACGAGGTGTCCGGCCCGGCATCGGTGATGAGGAACTGCACCTGATCGTCGGCGGAGACGGCGATCTGGGCGGAGGTCGCCGGGGCGCTCTTGCCGTAGCGCGAGCAGGCGATCACCTTGTAGTAGTACGAGCCCGCGTCGTCGGAGGTCCAGTAGGCCGTGTTCGACCCGGCGTAGGCCGGGCTGGTCGGGGTACCCAGGGTGGGCGTGCCCGGCCGGAGAGCGGCCTTGCCGACAGCGGCGGAGCCCGCCTTGATGCTGTCGGGGATGAAGATGTCCGGGTTGAGCGCGATGTCACCGAACGGCGTCGCGACGCCCCGGATGGAGATGCCCGCCAGACCACCGCGGGGGGCCGGGAGGTCGTAGCGCTCCTTGGGGTACAGGATCTTGCTCAGGTCCTTGACCGGGCCCGTGGGGAGCCAGAGGTCGGACGGCGAACCGTAGTTGGGACTCGCGATCAGGCGCTCGGCCATGTCCGCGATGTGGTCCTCGGTCAGCGGCTTGCCGCGGAGGTCGATGACGTTGTCCGCCTCGTAGCCGCTGACGTAGCCGTCATCGAGGGCGGTGGAGCCCCACGCGGTGGTGAGGAGCTTCTCCAGGCCGTCGAACTGCTCACCGACGAGGTCCTCGTCGCCGTCGAACAGCGACTGCTCCAACTGCTTCAGCAGCCAGAGGGTGCCGTTCGCCGTCTCGCGGGCGACGGCGTCGCCGTGCGCGGTGCGGAGGAGGCTCAGGACATGGGTCACGCGGCGCGTGGTACCCATGAACTTGATCTTGGTGTACTCGCGGCTGTACGTCGAGTCGTCCTCGACCGGGAGGTCACCCTCACCGATGAACGCAGCCACCCCGGAGCCGTAGCTGCTCAGGCGGTTGTACTCCTCGACGGTGTTGTAGGCGGCGTCCTTGTAGAGGGCCTTCCAGAACTTGACGTGCTCCGCCCGGTACGTGACGTTGAACAGGGTCTTGTCGAGCGACTCCACACGAAGTGGGAATCCCTCGCCCGCGCTGGAGCCCGGGTTGTCCACGTCGGCACCCGCGGTGAGCGCCTTGTTCAGGAGCATCACGTCTTCCTCGGAGGTCAGACCTCCGATCAGCGAGTTCCCGTCGCCACCAACCATGCCCTGGTTGGCGAGCCCCTCGTAGTCACGCCACGTCACCATGTCGCCAGCCATTGTCTCTCTCCCTCTGGGGAATCAGGGGCCTCCGGCCCGGTGGAATCGTCTTGCTCTACGCCAGCACGGCGCGGATCGCCTGCATGGTCTGCGGGCGGATCTGCTTGGCACTCTCCCAGAGCGCCGTCGCGTGCTCGACGCGCCGCATCGCGGCCTCGTCCTTGGCCCCGTGTGCCTTCTCCATCAGGAGGGTGAGGCCACGGTTCACGTCGGACTTGGTCAGGTCGGTGCTCCCGCCGCCATCGACGGCGGACTTGGACAGCGCGCGGGTACGCACCCGCCGCTGGTCGGCGGTGACCGCCCGGGGGGCCGCGGGAGTCCCCTCGACCGTCTCGACGCGGTCGAGCAGGGACTTGATCAGCTTGCCCTGTCGGTCGGCCACGTAGGCGAGCGACTTGACGAGCCCGCCCTGGGCCTTCAGGAGTTCGCGGGTGGCGCGGCCTTCGCGGGACACCTCGCCCACGACCTCGTCCATCCGGGCGTCCACACCGTCCACGAGGGACTTGAGGAAGCTGGAGGCGTTCACCAGGGAAGCGGCGTCGTCGTCCTCGTCCATCATCTCCATGACGGACTTGGAGAGGTAGCCACCTGTGGTCACTGCCCCCGACTCGGTGCCCAGCCAGAGGTGGGCGAGTTCGGCGCGCTCGGACTTGTCGATGGTCCCTGCGTCGAGCCGCGCCTTGAGGTACGTCTCGCGGCTGGTGCCAGCCTCGGTCACCGCCGCCTCGACGTTGTCGTAGTCGTCGAGCGCCTTCAGGAGGTCCGCGCTGTCCACGACGGGCTCGTCGTCGTTCCCGTCCAGCGACTTGGCGCTGTCGTCGTCGGCGTCGTCGGGCTCGCCGTCGTCGTCGTCGTCGTCCGCGTCCGCGTCCTCGTCGTCGTCGTCCTCGCCCTCGACGGGCAGGGCCTTGAACATCGTCTCGTCGATCGCGTCGAGGCCCTTCATGGCCGCGAGCGACTTGTAGACGCCGTAGTCGAGCCCGTGGGGCCGCGAGTCCAGAACGAAGGTCGCCATCAGAGTCCTCCTGCCGCCTGTTGTACCACGCGGTCAATCGCGGCGGCGTCCAAGTGGGGGTAACGGGCTCGCACGATCAGCGCCGCCTCCGACTTGTTCAGTCGGCGGTCGCTGGGTGCGAACGAAGCCAGGGTGTCAGCCCACGCCTCGATGTGTTCGATTTCGGAGACAAACGGGATCGAGCCGCCGCCGTGGTCGCTCTTGGCGATCGGTGCGTTCGCGGACGACAGCGCCGCGATCTCCTCGTCCTCGTCGGGCTCGTCGGTCGTGGACGGTTTGTCTCCGTCCATCGACTCCTGCCGGAGTGCGAACCCCTCGCCGGGGCTCACCGGGGGAGCATCGACAGCAGATCCGGCGGTCATCGCCTTGGCGAGGACGTGCAGTTCCGTGTCGGTGTTCACCGGGCAGTGGGTCACAGCGACGTGCTTGACCTGGGCCCGGAGGATCGTCGAGGGGTCCTTGGCGTCGCGCTTGCTGACCTTGCCCTCGATCGAGAAGCCAAGCTGGCGCCCGCCCTCGGTCTTCTGGACCGCGGTGGCGATCTCGTACAACTCCCGGCCCTTCTTGGTGTCGAGGAGGTAGCCATCCGCCCACCAGCCGTTGTGGGTGCTCGCCTGTCCGTTCGGGAGGATGTCTCCCTTCTTCACGCGTGTCGCACCGCTCGGGTAGCCGACGACGCCGCTCGACGAGCGCGAGTGGTTGTCGTTGAACCAGCCGCTGGTCAGGAAGGGGGAGAAGTCCAGCCCGTCCTGCACGATCCGCTCGGACTGCTTGTCGAGCGCGTCCGTGGAGACAATCCCGCCGATCCGCATGGGGTGCTCGCTGCCGGACTTCTCCCAGACGGTGAGCGGCATGTGGAAGCGGAAGTTGCTCATTGTCTCCAACCAAGAAAGGGCGAGGACCTGACACCAGTGTGCCGGGTTCTCGCCCCTCTGCCGACTCGCGGCGGGCCTTGACGCCAATCCTTACCGGGAGGGCCGCGCGTGTCAACCCTTCCGCACGCGAACTCCGGGGACAAGTCGGGGAGCCGCGTGCAGGCTCTTGCTCAGGGTGCCGCCGTCCACGAGGTCCACGTCGCCCTTGCAGAAGGGGCAGGGCCCGTGGACACGGCCGGTTCCCTCGTCGATCAGGACGATCCCGACGCGCACGCGGAGTCCGCCGTCGTTGGCCGGGCCACCCAGCGACTTCCGGCAGTGCGGGCACCGGATCTTGCCCATCAGACCTGTTCCAGGCCCATCGCCCCGGCGACGCCGTAGATCCTGCGCCCCATCGGGACGCGGTGGTGGGCGGCGGCGCGTGCGATCCCCTCCAGCACGCGGCCACTGCCGTCGAAGCCGTGGTGCCGGATCAAGTAGGTGATTGTCGCCTGCGGCTCCACCCAGTCCACGAGCCACCGCACGTCAGCGGGGGTGGTCGTCTCCGCAAGGCGGTCGAACCCGGCGAGGTTGGGCAGCGGCTCGTCGAGGTTCCGCCAGCCACTCAGAACGTGCTCCAGGGTCCAGCCGTCCGGTAGATCGAGGTGATCAGCCATTTGTCCCCTCCGTATCGAGCGCGTAGAGGTCGAAGACCAGCGACAGGGCCTTCTGAACGCCGGTCGAGGAGATGCGGCCCAGGGCGACGCCGCTCATGTCGGAGTAGCTGCCGGGCGGGTGGTAGTCCACGCCGTTCTGGATCTGGTGGACGATCTGCTCGTGGGTCAGCGTGCGGGCGAGCCCCATGACCCGGGTGGCGACCTCGGTCTTCACCGGGCGCTCCCTCTCAAAGCCGGTGAAGACCTTGGCCGTCGCACGCTGGCGCTTCTCGTTGCCCTCGTCGTCGTAGACGCGCTTGTCGTAGCGGTACTTCTGGGTCTGGCCCACGTTCGCCGCGACGCCAACCTTGGTGACGTTCACGAGGTACTTGACCGTCTTCATCACCGCCCGTTCCTGGGGCGTGAGCATCTCGATCAGGCGGTTCGACACGTCGTTGTCGGTGACGAGCCCGCCGCCGGGCAGGGCACGCATCGACGCGGCTACCTTGCCCCGCTCGGTGTCCATCCAGCCCAGGATCTCCTGCGCGCGGAGAGACAAATACAACTGCGCCGGGTCGGCGGTGTCTCCGTGCTTGTAGCCCGCCCCCATCAGTTCAGCGCGCGACTGCGCGGGAAGCTGATCAATCGCGTCGCGGAGTGCGGCCTCCTGCGGCGCACACGACACCTCGTCGTAGGTCCCGGCCTCGGGCGGGGTCCAGTCCCACGCGCCCACCTTGTTGCGGAGGGTGGCGATTGTCTCCGTCCCACCGGGCTCCGGCGTCTGGGTGAGTTCCTCCAGCAACTCGCGGGCGGTCGTTCCCCCGATGATCGCCGCGGAGCGGCACCGGTTGGCGACCGACTGCCACTGGTCTGCGATCTGGTTCAGGTGCCGCCTGGACCCGGCCTCCTTGTCGAGGCCCTCGGCCAGGAGGCCCTCGATCCCGTCGATCTGCTTCTCGGCGTGGGCCTTGACCGCGTTCAGGGCCTGCCGGAACGACGCCCGGCCCGTGGCCTTGCCTCCGATCTCGTAGCCGGTCACCGTGCCGGAGTGCTGGCCGCGGGCTCCCGCCTTGAGGAGCGACCCGACCTTCTCCATCTTCTTCAGCTTGGTGATCGGCCCGTCGTCCACGGAGCGCCAGCCGCCGCGGGCCTTCTCGTACCCCTTGGCGCGCGCGTCGTCGGCGTTGAGGAACGTCTCCTTGGGGACTTTGTCTCCCTTCTTCCGTTCCAGTGCGGCCTTGATCGGCTCCGGCAGGATGCGCGCCGACCGCGTGATCCGCTGGGCCTCCAGCATCGGGCTCGCGAGCGTGTCGTACTGGATCTGCTCCGCGGCGCTGGGGAGGTTCATGCCGACTTGCGCGGCGTCGGAGGCCACGAGGAGGTCGCAGTTGTTGAAGACGTTGATCTGCGTCTTGGTGAGGGCCTGCTTGCTCACGGCCTTGCGCTGCGCGACGATCTTGTAGCGCTCCTTCAGCTTGCGGATCTCCGTGCGGGTCGCCGCTGCGGCCTTGCTGTCGGACATCTTGGTGGGGTCACCCAGCCGCGTGATCTTCCGGAGGATCGCCCGGGACTCGGACGTGCCGTAGAAGGGCTTCCGGACGGCCTTCCCGCGCTCCTGCACGTCCACCCAGGACTCCGGGGCGGTGACGTTGAACTGGCGCTTGATCTGCTTCCGCTGGTCGGCGGTCCACTGACTCATGTGGACCCCCTGCGTCTCGGGGCCGATGTCACCGCGGTACGACGCCCAGTCGATCTTGACCTTGCGCTTCACGCCGTTCTCGGTCACGACCTGCTTGGTGGGCCTCTTGGGGTTCAGGCACTTGGAGACAAACAGGCTGGTGTCGGTGTCGCGGTTCAACCCGTCCTTCACCTTCTGGAAGATGGACACGTTCAGCGCACGGTCGCCCGTGTACGTCGCACCGATGTAGGTGACGAAGTAGCGGCCGTTCGGGGACTGCCCCGACTTGGACAGGAACGGATCGGTCGGGTCGTAGTGGGGCGATCCCTTGATCACCTCGTTCACGTCCCGGTACCCCATCATCCGCAGCTTGGCCTCGATGGTCCGGCACCCGTCGAGGATGCCGTTGGCGAAGATCGCCGTCTGCCTGGGCCCGCCTGCGCCGTGGTTCAACTCCTCGATCCGGTGGCCCATGAAGTCGGCCTTAGCGTTGCCGTGGGTCGCCAGGATGTCGGCCCGGAGGCGCTCCTCTCGACGGCCCGGGTCCATCAGGCTGGGGCGCGGGAAGGCCACGTCGCCCGTCTGCACGAGGACGATCGTGCCATCGTCCGACCGGACGAGGCGGAGGCTGTCGCCGGTCATCGGCGGATCCGCCACGCTGAACGCGGGGCGCTCGTCCCAGTCGGCCATCTTGGTGCCGCGCGGGGGCTTGATCTTCAACCGCTTCAGCGCCTTGTCGCTCACCTCCGCGAGGTCGCCGGGCTTGGCGTCCGCGAGCTTCCGCGTCACCGTCTTGGGACGGTTGGCCTTGAAGTCCCAGTCGCGGGCGGCGAACAGGAGGTGGCGGCTCCCCGTCTTGTCGGAGACAAACAGGTTCGACTTGGCGAAGTCGTCGCCAGGACGGAACTTGTCGATCGTGATTGTCTCCCCGCGGTAGCGGTAGCGGATCACGTCGGAGTACACGACCGGGTCGGGGTTCACCGACAGGAGCGCCGCCGCCTCGGTGTAGGTCATGCCCATGTGGGCGGCGACCACTTCCAGCACGTCCTCCGGCTCGGGCCGCGGGATCTTGTCTCCCGTGTCCGGGTCCTTCTGGACCCCCTTGGCCCCTTCCGCGGTGAGCGCATCGCGGAACTCGCGCTGGAGCCGCTGGGCGAGGACGATCTGGATCTCCCGCTCCTGCTTCTCCATGATGAGGCGCTGCTTGGCCTGCCCCTTGGCGCGGGCGATCTTCTCGTCCTGCACGACGAACCACGGACGGGCGTCGCCGCGGCAGATCAGCCCCAGCGGCCCCGCGTTGGGGTTGTCGATCTTCTTGCCGCCGTCCACCCAGCCTGCGGCCTTCATGCGCTTGATCGCAGCGCGCTTGCGTGCGGCAGCGGTCTTCCCTTCCACGCCCCAGCCAATCGGCTTGCCCGCAAGCTCCTCGTAGGGCATGCCCAGCACGTCCTGACAGTAGAGGTTGTAGATCGCCAGGGTGTCGAGGACCTGCCCCTCTTCCCCGGAGTCACCCCGGGCCGCACGCTGCGCCTCCGCGAGGCTCTTGCCGGACAGCGCGTTCAACTCCTCGATCCGCGGCCACTTGCCCGCGGCAGAACCCCGCGTCTTCTTGTCGAACAGCACGTTCACGTCGAACGTCTTGAAGACCTGTTCGACCACCGTGCGCTTGCCCTTGTCGTCGATCTGCACGATCGTCTGCATCACGTTGGGCTCGTCGCCACCCAGCCGGTACGCCGGGCAGTTGGAGATCGCCTTGGCGGCGTTGACCATCCGGCGCTGGCGGGCGTTCAGGGACTGCTCGTCCACGATGTCGCCCAGGTCGCTGGCGAGGGCTCCCAGGTAGTAGCTGTAGAGCACCGACTGGATGCCCCGCATGTCGGCCTGCTCCTGATCCGACGCGTAGGTCGCGGGCAGCACCTTGCCGCGCACGTCCTTGGGCAGCGCGATGTGCATCCACTGGCCCAGGATGGCCGCAAGCTCGGCCCGCTTGGTGGGCTTCACCTGTAGCTTGGGCCCGGCCTTACGAGACAAACCCGACTCGGTCGGAACCGGGCTCGGCTGGAGGTACTCCTCCTTGAACTGCTTGGCGTTCATGTCGGCCCACTGCTCGCCCGTGGACAGCAGCCGCACGTACTCGACGAAGTCGTCAGGAGACACCGTCATGGGCGTCCCCGTGAGCAGCATCATCATCTTGAGGTCGTCGTTCCACGCACGGATCTTCTTGTTCCGCTCGGCCGACTCGTTCTTGATCCCCTGGTGAGCCTCGTCCACGATCAGGCCGTCGAACCCGGCCTTCTTCAACTCGTCGGCGTGCTGCGTGAAGTATTGGGGCCCGACGATGACGAAGTCAGCGCCCTCGTAGGGCGCGGCCCCGACCACCTTCCCGTTCTTGGTCGGGGGTGCCATGAAGTCCTTGATCGACTGCATGTTGGAGCCCGCGCCGACGATGGTGCCGCCGTCGTCGAACATCTCTGCGGCGTCCTTCCACTGCTCCACGGTGTTGAGCGGGGCGACGACGAGGATCTTCTTGGGATTGTCTCCTGCCTTGACACGCACCTTCTCGCCGTTCCCGTCGAGCTTCCACTGGCGCTTCATCATCAGCTTGGCGGCAGCGATGGCGGACACGGTCTTGCCGGTCCCCATGTAGTGTGCCGCCAGCACGCGGCCGTCGTTGTCGAGCAGCTTCTGGATCAACTCCTGCTGGTGCGGAGCCAGTCGGAACCGCGCGCCATCAGGCAGCGTCTCGTTCAGGGCCACACCCAGGTTCTGCCGCAGGTACGCCGGATCGATCTGCTTCACGTCCATCGCGTGGCCGGTCTGCTCGGCCTTCTTGGCCGCTTCCGCCTTGGTCCGCAGGGTCGCCTGGAGAAGCTGGTCGGCTTCCTCCGTCAAGCTCACGCCACCGGCCACCTTGCGGAACGCCGGGAAGGCGTCGCTGGAAAGCGTGTAGTGCCCCAGGGCCTTGTCCCACTTCAGCCCCGGCAGACCGGGGGGCATCCCCTCCAAGTTGTTGGGAGGCACGACGATGAACCGGGTGTCCACGACCGCCCCTGACCGGGGGTCGAGGACCTCCTGCGCGTGTACGAGCATCTGGTCTTCCAGCGGGGCGACCATCGGGGAGACAATCGGCCACGCGAACCCGGAGTCGATCGCCTTGCCCGTGCGGGTGAAGACCTTCCGCCCGCCGCCACCGCCGCTCTCGCCAGCGTAGATGAACTGCTCCGGCCACTCCTTGGCCGCTTCCTCGTCCTTGGTGGCCTGCCAGTTGGCGTATTCGGGCTTGAACAGGGTATCGAACCACTCCCGCTGGACCGGCGTCCCCGTGTACCACTTGGGGAGGTGGCCCCACTTCTTGTGGCGGGCTTCCTCGGGCGTGAGGCGCTGCGCGTTGTCCTTCACGTACTTGCGCTGTTCCTTGTTCAGCTTGTCCGGGTCGAACCCTGCGAACTTGCCGACGCGGAAATCCATCTCCTCGATGAGGTTGTCCAAGCCTGCGTCCCACCGCGGAGGTGGCGGCGTGACGCCCTTCTTCTTGGCGGGGATGACCTGCACGAGGCGGGCGACGACCTTCTTGTCGTTGTGCCAGTATTCGCCTGCGGGAGAGTCGAGCACCACACGGTCGCCCACCACGGGACGGGCTCCGGTCTTGCGCGGCTCCACCTCCTCCCAGTGGACCTGCTCGGCTTCCACCACGGGCCGGATGTTGGGCTTGAACCGCGACAGCACCGGGTCCGTGCGGAGCAGGTCGTCGAGGCGAGGCTGATCCTTGCCCGTGCGGTTCTTCCACTCGGAGCCCAGGACCTTGGGAGGTCCGCGGCCGTCGAACTCGACCTGCACATGGATGTAGTGGGCGGTGTCGCCGCGGGCCTCGACTTCCTTGCTGCTCAGGCGTACCGGGTCCGTCTTGATCGACACCCAGGTCCGCCGCCGCTCGGTCGCCGCGGTCTTGCAGAAGAGGTCCAACTCCTCGGCGCTCCGCACCGGCTGGTCCACCGGGGTCAGCAGCGCCCGCCACATCGGGTCCTCGATGTAGAACGCGCCGTCGTCGCCCTTGGCGGTGCGGATGATCGTCTGGGTGCCGTCCGGGTTCTCGTGGATGAAGTCCTTCCGCTTCAACAGGGGCACGGGGTTCCCGGTGGTCGGGTCCGGCACGAGGATCGGCTGCTGGGGCTGGAAGTGGCCCTTCTTGTTGCGGGTCCGCTCGGTCAACTCGACGGAGCCCGGGTTCTTGTCCCAGAAGGCCCGCGCGAGGCGGTCGCGCTCCTTGGGGTCGGTCGTGTGGGCGAGCTTGGCGTACTCGCCCTGCCCGATTGTCTCCCACTGATCGAACGCGTAGGTGCCGCTGCGCTGGCGGAAGTCCTTGAAGCTGATCTCCTGCGGGAGCATCTCGTGCGCCGCCTGCCACATCTCCCCGTACTGGGCCTGCGTGAGGTCCTTGGTGGTCTTGCTCCCGTCGTGCAGCCACGCGTCGCCAGGACGCCCAGAGCGCTTGGCCTCGGCGGTGTTGCCCAGCGTGGTGATCTGGCGGAGGAAGTGCTTGCCCTGGTCGTAGGCGAACTGTCCGATCGCCTGATCGTGCTTGAAGCGCGTCCGATCCTCGGGAGACAAACGCTTCAACTGCCCTGCCGTCAGCGACTTGGGCGTCGAGAGGCCGTCGCGTGCAGCGAGGATCCGCTCCGGGGTCACCGGCTTGTTCCCGAACTTGCTGCCGTCGCGACCCAGGACCTGCCCCTCGCTGACGTGGTCCTGCAACAGCCACCACTTGATGTGGTTGCGGTCGAGCGGGAGGCCGTTCTCGTCGTAGACCTCCTTCACGTTGTCCATGTTCAGCGGATTCTTGGACCCGCTTGTCT